CTAGCGGTTTAGCGTATGATGGTCCAGGATCTACTGGTGTTCAGTGGGAATATAATATTACTCCATACTACAATCGTGGCGTGTTCACACCAGCTAATGGTGGAGATTCTTCTAAACTAGCTATTGGATTAGAGCCAGGAAAGGCATATGTACAAGGTTACGAAATTGAAAAAGTTGCAACTGAATATATTGCAGTCAATAAAGCACGTGAATTTGTTCAGGTTGATAATGCCATTATTCCTGCCACTGTTGGTAATTATGTTATTGTTGATAACATCAATAACTTACCTCCAGTTAATTCATTCGCTGCAGTAACCATTTACGATAGATATGTAACTTCTGATGGTGCAGTTCCAACAAGCGCAAATGCAATCGGCACGGCACGTATTCGTGGTATTGAGTGGCACAATGGAACAATTGCATCAGGTACTGAGCAATATAAAGTATTCTTGTTTGATGTTAATATTACTGCTGGATATACTTTCCACGAAAATGCCAAGTCTTTCTACTTTAACGTATCAAGTGATGCTAATTTAAGTTTCACAGCAGATATCGTTGGAGATAATACACGTTTAATTGGTTCAGTTACTTCATACACTTCTAATACCTACGGTACACAAGGTTCAGGTACATTTATCCAAGGTTTAGGTACATCATTCCAAACTGATCTTACAGTTGGAGATTGGGTTTACCTAGGAACTAATCGTGTTCGTGTAACATCTATCGTTTCTCAAACTAGAATTGAAGTTGCTTCTGCTGTGAACGTAATTGGCGTCACAGTTGATGAAATTACTGCAGAATTAAAAGAACCAGAAAATACAAGTTTAATTTATAAACTTCCATATTACGCTATTAAATCAGTTCGTTCTTCTGGTGGCACTAATGATACAACTTATACAGTTATGGAGCGTTTCACTGGAACGACTTCTTCCGCATCTGGTGGCAATTGCACATTAACTGTTACTACTTCTAGTGGAACATTTGCTTCTGCTGCAGAAACTGATAACTATTTGTTAATGTGTAATGATTCTGGTAGTGGTGGTGCAGTAGTTCTTCCTTCTGCAATTTTGGTTTCTGACGCAACAGTTCAATTTACATTGTCTGATACGTTTGCATCCCAAAACTTTATCGTTATTGGTACAGTAAATAAATCTGGAGCAACTCTAACAGAGAAAACTAAAACATTAGCTTCTACGACTACTACATTCACTACTGCTGCCACTGCAACCAAGACAGAGTTATTACTTGGTAAGGCTGATGCATTCCGTTTAATTTCAGTTAAAATGGATGCTGGAACATTTGCTTCTGCAGCTGGTTCATATACTATTGATATTACAGATCGATATGAATTTGATGATGGGCAGCGCCACACTCACTATGATGTAGCACGTCTATTGTTAAAAGCATCTTATGTTGCACCAACTGCCCCAATTAGCGTTGAGTTTGAATACTTTACCCACTCTACTGGTGACTACTTCACAGTTAATTCATATCCAGGAAACGTAGCATACGAAACTATTCCAGTATTTAATGGAACTTCATTACGTGATACTATTGACTTCCGTCCACGTATTGATGATGCTGGTGCTACATTTAGTGGTTCAGGTTCTTCTGGTGCCTTAGTTCCAAAACGTGGTATTGATATTCGTGCAGATTTCACATATTACTTGGCACGCAAAACTAAAATTGCTGTTGATTTCAATGGTAACTTCTTCCCTATCGATGGCGTATCTTCTTTAACTCCAGGAGAGCCACTTGATCCATCTCTGGGTATGGTTCTCTATAATTTAACTTTAGAGCCATATACGTTCTCAACTACATCAACTTCTGTCGTGGTTGGTTCAGTAGACAATAAACGCTATACTATGCGTGATATTGGTAAGTTAGAAAAACGCATTGACAATCTTGAATACTATACATCATTATCTCTATTGGAGCAGCAAACTGAATCATTGAACATTGTCGACACTGCTGGTCTTGATAGATTTAAAAATGGATTTATCGTAGATAGTTTTGCTGCACAAAATATTGGAGATGTAACTTCTCCTGACTATTTGTGTTCTATTGATATGGAGAAGGGTGAACTTCGTCCATTCTATTCAATGCAAAACATTAATCTGATCGAAAAGAATTCTAGTGACGCAGATCGTATTGATGCAAACTACAAGATATATGGTGATGTTATTACATTGCCTATTGTTGAGCATGTACCACTTGTTAATCAAGAATACGCATCTCGTTTAGAAAACATTAATCCGTTTGCCATCTTTACATTCTTGGGACAAGTAACTCTAACGCCATCTTCTGATGATTGGTTTGAAGTTGAACGTCGTCCAGATATCGTCAATCAAGTTGAAGGTAACTTCAATGCAGTGAAAGCTATTGCTGAACGTGCAGGTGTTCTAGGAACTGTATGGAACGCATGGCAAAATCAGTGGACTGGTGCTGCCGTATCATCAAGAACAATTTTTACTACTGGTATAAATTGGGCAGCACGTCAAGGTGATGTTTTCTTAGATGTTGATGCGTTTAATGCACGTTTTGGTAGAAGAGATGCTGGTCACGTTAATGCACGTCAAGTTGTTGCAGAAACTGTTGCAACCCAAATCGGACAGACTCGTACTGGTGTTAAGACAACTTTAGTCTCACGTATTGATCGTGAGATTATTTCTGATCGTATTCTTTCTACTGCAGTTATTCCATATATTCGTTCAAGAAATATTCTTGTCCAAGTTAAAGGATTAAAACCCAACACTCGTTTCTATCCTTATTTCGATGATGTTACAGTTTCTCAATTCTGCACTCCTGCGTCTAAGTTAACATATTTGCCAGTTAGTGGACAATTTGATGATTCATCTAACGTAGGTGGTCTTTCTTCTGAAACTGCTAGACGTATTAATGGTGATTCGCAAGTTTGTTTGAATCGTGGTGATGTTATTACTGGTGCTACTTCTGGTGCAACTGCTATTGTTGTTGGTCAAGAATATAATGCAGCTACTGGAATCTACTCTATGTTCGTGCAGAATGTTAAGGGTACATTCTCTGCTTCTGAGCAACTAGAGGGTTCTATATCTGCTGCACGTGGTACATTCTCTTCATTGACCACTACTGTGGCTGGAGATAACTTAGTATCAAACTTCACTGGAGATTTAAACTTAATCTTTAATATCCCAAATAGTGAATCTGTTCGTTTCCGTACAGGTACTCGTGAGTTTAAATTAGTTGATAACGTAGCAGCGCAGGGTGATTTTACTTCTCGTGGTCGTGCTTTATATCGTGCTGAAGGTATTCTGGAAACACGTCAATCAACTGTTAATGCTGTGCGTAATGCTCAACTTGCTGAAGAACAATTAGTAGAAAACCAAGTCATTGTAGAATCTGCTGATCGTGTTGTTTCTGATACAGGATGGTGGGATCCACTTGCACAAACATTCTTAGTGCAACAAAAAGGTGGCGCATTCTTAACTAAGATCGATATTTTCTTTGCTTCTAAAGATGAAAACATTCCTGTTAATTTAGAGATTCGTGAAGTTGTTAACGGATATCCAGGTAAATTAGTTTTACCATTCTCCAAAGTATCTGTAAAATCAGCTGATGTAAATATCTCCAGCAACGTAGTTTCAGTTGGTGGTGTACCAACTCCAAAGTATGATACTCCTACTACGTTTGAATTTCCATCTCCTGTTTATGTACAGGATAATGGAGAGTATGCTATTATTCTTTCATCAGATTCAAACAATTATCAAGTTTGGATTTCTCAGATTGGTGATTTGATTCCAGGATCTAATCGTACTATTTCTGAACAACCTTACATGGGTGTATTCTTTAAATCTCAGAATGCATCTACTTGGACAGCTGATCAAAACCAAGATTTAAAGTTTACGATCTATCGTGCTAAATTTGAGACTGATGTAATCGCTAACGTAGAGTTCGTCAATGATGTTCTACCATATCAAAATCTAGCAACTGATCCGTTTGAAATTAAGAGTGGTGTGACTAAGGTTCGTGTATATCAAACTAACCATGGCATGCCTTCGGGATCACGTACTATTATTACAAGTTCTGATCAAACTCAGTTAACTGGAACTACAGGTACTGGAACTATTGCAACAAGCACTGCTAATACCACATTGACTGGTGTTGGAACTGCATTCACTACACAACTTGCTGTTGGAACTGCAATTTATAATTCTTCTGGTTCTTATATCGGAAAGATTGCTACTATTGTAAGTAACACTTCTGCCACATTTACGGCTAATGCTACTGCTACATTGAGTTCTGGTTCTGCGTTCAAATATGTTGCTCCTATCTTTGGT